GACCCTGAGAAGAAGTCACGGACATTTGTAGCGCCAGTGAAAACTGATATCGGACCCATCGCCAAGGCTGAGCTACAGGGACCTGGAAGTGTTCTTGCCGTCCCAGCCTGGAAGTCGCCTGCATTTAGGGGCGGACGTATTTTCCTTATCTAATCACAAATGCCTAACCTCTCGGCTTCAGACTATACGACGTTTATTAAGATGCAGGCTGCGTCACAGTCTTATCGTAACGGGGCAATTCCCAAGACGATTCAGACAAGCGCTCAGATTGTTCCGACACAGTCAATCATGAACGCTCAGCTTCTTGCGAGCCAGGCCGCTGCACTGCTCACCCCCAGGAATGCAACGGTTGTCCCTGTTAACGGTGTGATGCAGCGTGTTCGCCCGTATACTGGCAAGGGTCCCGTGAATCAGCCTAAGGCGCTTTCTACGGTTCACAACTCCACGAGCCCTGCACTGAGTTCTGGAACATTCCAGCAGGTGGGTGGCCTTCCTCTGACCGCTGCAAAGTGGCCTGGAACCTACGATCCCCCTAAGCACCTTGCTCGTGTCGATGTTCTTGCCACTGGTGGATATGCAAAAAACTTGCCTGGTGGTTCTTACACGAACAACATTCGTACTGGTATTAATCCTTAAGGACCACGTGCTGCCTGCTTCCACGTAGCGTCACATATTGCACACTGATACATCCAAACCACATTTTTAGCATCAAGCTTGATGCCGACAATGTTGGACTCCTTACCACGGGTCGTACACGTCATGTTCGGACACTTCATGTTGGTAAAGCGAGGCAGTGTAGGATCGTGCTTCAGGTACGGGTTGATTGAGTACTGAATTGAGGTATCTTGCAGAAGATCGTGATCATACACCACGGGATTGTCCTTGGTGATCGGCTCCTCGTATTCACACTGCCGACACTTGAGAAAGGCTGACCCATCTCGCTCTTCGATGTTGTACATCATGTTATCGCACTTGATACAAAACTTCATTCTGTACTTAGGTCTCCTTGTTCTAAGGGAGTTCCATTTTTTTAGCCTAGCAACGTGCGTTCAAAACGGATGGCTAGCCGCAAAGTAATCCTATGTAGTTATTACAGGATGCCTTCAACAAAACTTGACCTCTTCCTGAATGGTGACCCAGATTCCCCTAGCGACACCAAGAAGGCAGGATTCAAGGTAACCGACAAAAGTCCCTTCAACCTATGGTCGTTTGACAATCGAGAAAAATGGAATGTTCCCGAAGACTGCATGGACGAATTCCGCAGGCTTTATTGCGCAGACTTGAAGAACTCTGTTCCGAGGTATCTCACCGAGAAGAACACCACCGTAGGTCAGCTTCGTATTGATCTCGACATCAAGTTTGATGGTCGTGTGGACGAGCACAAGCATACTCAGGATCAGGTTCTGAAGTTTATTCAGGGATACATGGCAGACATCAAGAAGTATCTGGTTATCAAGGAGAACGTCGAGATCTATGTTCTTGAGAAGGATAGCCCAACATTTGATCCAGTGAAGAAGGTCTCTAGCTCTGGAGTTCATATTCAGGTTCCTGCACTGAAGACTCATGCTGGTGTTGAGCAGGCAGTCAGGCGGTCTCTTCTTCAACAGCACAAGATGGAGGAATACTTTGCTGGACTTGAGTTCCGTGGGACGTGGGATGATGTCTATGATAAGCAGCCGCTGACGCACACGAACAACTGGACCATTCTTGGATCGAAGAAGAAGGACGGTATGCCCTATCAGATCCGTTACATCGTGGACTGGGACTACCAGAGTGGTGAGGTTAGTACTGAGGAGTACACTCCTGTGCCGATTACTCCTGATCTGATGAAGCTTCTCTCTGTTCGTTCTCCGTCAACCGACGAAACGCCTATGACTGAGTTTGGTCAGCAGAACATCCATGTTCAGAGCGAGCGCGAGGTTGTTCAGATCTCGGGTGGACGGGCGACATCTGCTGGACGTGGTCGTCAGGCAACTCGTGGCGAGGAGGCACCATCTCGTGGAAGCTCACCTGGTCGTAACTATGTTCCTCCTCTAACCGAGCCCATGCTGAAGTACTACGAAAGTCACGTGAACAATCTTGCAGAGTTTCGATACACTGCATATGCAGATTGGATCAATGTTGGACAGTGTCTGAAGAACATCCACCCAGATCTGGTTGATCTCTGGTTTGACTTCAGTTCTAAGGTAGGCGATGCCTACAACCAGCGTGAAGCTCTGAACAAGTGGAACTCGTTTGGGTTCCGTATGGATGGTCCTAAGCTGAGTATCGGTTCCCTGCGCAACTGGTCACGGGCTGACAATCTCACTGGATTTCTTGAGGCCGAGAAACTGAACATTGATCGCCTGATCGAGGAGTCTGCAATGACATCAACAGAGAATGACGTTGCACACGTGGTCTCTGCGATGTTCGGTGACGAGTTCAAGTGCGCTCGCTACGGAACAAACTCCTGGTACCAGTTCATCGGAAATGGGTGGCGTGAGACCGATGGTGGAATTGCTCTCAGGTGCCGTCTATCGCAGGATGTATCCAAGATCTACCTGGAGAAGGAGATGGTAGAGTTTGTAACTCTACGGAACTTGGGAAACTGTGAGCACAAGGTTCCTGATCCAGAGTGCCCAATCTGTAATGCAGAGGTCCGCAAGAAGTCGTTCTCCAACATGCGTCTCAAACTGAAGAAGACGAACTTCAAGTCAGATGTCATGAAGGAGTGTCGTGAGCTCTTCTTGGATGAATCGTTTGCAAACAAGCTGGATGAGAACAAGAACCTGATTGGGTTCAACAATGGTGTGTTTGACACGATGACGATGGAGTTCCGTCAGGGGCAGCCCGAGGATTACATCAGTTTCTCAACGAAGCTTGATTACGACGAGAATAAGCCCCACACATCGTTTGAGTGCTGGCCAGAGGTTGATAAGTTCATGCGAGAGGTTCTTCCTGACCAGACAGTTCGCAACTACTTTATCCGCCACCTCAGTACCTGCCTGTCTGGCGGTAACGAGGCGCAGAAGTTCCACATCTTGACTGGCTCTGGCTCGAACGGTAAGTCGATGTTGATGAACCTGATGTCGACTGCGATGGGCGATTACACCTGCAAGGCTCCGATCTCGCTACTGACTCAGGGGCGTAACAAGTCTGCTGCAGCTGCTCCAGAGTTGGTCCGCATGAAGGGCCGCCGTTTCGTGACCATGCAGGAGCCTGATGAGGAGGTTCCTCTTAACACGGGTCTGATGAAGGAATTGGCTTCTTGCGAGAAGATCACATGCCGTGACCTGTACCAGGGATCGAAGCAGATGATTGACTTCGATATCCAGGCACGCTTCCACTTGGCCTGTAACGAGAAGCCGAAGATCAATGCGACCGATGGAGGCACATGGCGTCGTCTCTGCGTCGTGGGATTCACGAGCAAGTTCGTGGCTGACCCCAAGCTCCCAAATGAGAAGCCGATTGATGAGTCACTTGTTGCAAAAATGGTGAGCACTGAATGGGCAACGTGCTTCCTCTCATACTTGGTATCGGTCTACAAGGAGGGTAACGGTTGGCGCAAGATCGTGCCTCCGACAAAGGTCATGGAGTACACTAATGAGTATCAGGAGGAGTCGGACGTGATCGCCCGTTTCATCCGTGAGTTTGTTCATCCGCTTGAGTCGGGTGCTGAGCCCGAGAGTGTGACCACTGGTCAGATGAACCGTCTGTTGAAGGAATGGAAGCAGAATAATGAGATCTTTAAGGGATCACCTGCGGAACTAAAGAAGCGCATGGAGACTGTGTATGGCAAGTATCCTCCTAGCGGCTGGACTTCTTTCCGCCTCGGCTCTTCTTAGTCTTGCGACGAGACTTACGGCGGGCACCGATGGCGGGAGTAGGTTCAGGGACAGGCTCAGGAGCAGGCGCAGGGCTGGAGAAAAAGTTTCCCATTTACTATCACTTCTTATTTTTTACTTACGCATCACGCTTGGCGCCGATGCGGGAGAGAACGTAGGTGCGGAGGAGGCCGATCGTGAACACAACCAGCACGAACGAGACCACCAGGTTCACGAAGGCAACCAGCACCTCGCCCAGCTTGAGCGTGACGCCACCCATCGTGACCGTGAAGGAAGAGACACCCTTGCCAGCAGAGGCGGCGGGGGCGAGGAGAGGCGTCAGGATGTCCTCCGAGAGAGACTTGAAGAACTCTCCAACCACCCCTCCGAGATAAAACGACGCCGTGAGGATGATGATATCCCGAGTGTCAAGCATTTTTATTATGAATGATATACTTTATTTCATAAGGACAATGGACACTAGGTTCTTTGGACCCAGTGCATGGCAACTGTTTCATCTAGTTGCGTTCAAATCGGACCATCCAGACGATGTTCTCAATCAGATGAAGGATGTATTGCCTTGTAAGTTCTGTAGGGCCTCTACGACAGAGTTTGTTTCCAAACACCCTCTGCGAGGCGACCCTGGCAAGTGGTTGTTTGACATTCACAACATGGTCAACAACAAGTTGCGATCTCAGTGCAAGGATGATCCTTCAGTGATCAACCCTGGACCCGACCCTGACTTTGCAGAGGTTAAGAAGCACTACATGTCCTTGAAGCCCACTGCTGTGCCTGGCGGTGACTTTCTGAGTTCAATTGCTGCAAACTATCCCGATGAACCAGAGCCTCAGCAGATGGCGACTCAGAGGACCTTCTTGCATGCGCTTCATCATGTGTATCCGTTTCCTGAACTTCGCAAGGTCTATGCAGACTACATCACGAAGCACGAACCAGAGTTGGGGTCTCGCAAGGCATATATGAAGTGGATGTATGGGTTGTTGTCAGTCTTATCAAAAAAGGTGGGAACTCGTATGCCAACCTTCAAGGGATTTGCTCACCATCTTGCGTATTTCAAGAGCGGATGCTCTAAAAATACGTACCATGGAAAAACGTGCCGTAAGACGGCTGGTGGTCGTACTAAAGATCGTGATCACAGAAAGACGTTCCGAGTGAGTCACGCTACTTTGCTTTCTTAGGCTGGTTTGCGGTCATTAACCGAGCATGGCGAGCAGAATACACATCTGCCTTCTTCTCTTTTGCAGTTTTCTTCGTTTCACGACGAGTCTTAGGCGGATCCATGAGGACTACTTATTAGTCTTCCTAGATTCCGTTTTACGCACGACGGCTGCCCTTGCGGCCCTTGCCGCGGCGAGTGCGGCGACCACCGACAGGTGCAGCGTCGCTCGGGTGGAAGGGGCTCGCACTGTTCGGTCCAGCGTACGACAGGTCGGCGCTGCCTCCGAAGTCAGTGTGCGGCGTGACGTCGGCACCACCCTTCATCTTGTAGGTCTTCTTGGCCATCTTAAGCACCTGGCCAAACTTCATGCCCTTGTGGGCCTTCATCGTCTTCTTCACGTGCGTCAGCCATGCATTACGCTTTCCACCCTCAGACATTTATTACACTTACAACAAAACTTATTGCAGGCCCTTCGGTTTTTCAACAAACCCCGAGGCGGACCGTAAACTGTCAAACAGGAGCCACTGGCATCCATATGCGAACGCAATCTGAGGATCTAGCGTCTCCTTGCCAAAGGTAGGGTCTGGGGCGACCAGGGAGATCGCATTGCGGTTGAAAGCGACCAACTCTGCCTGATCGTGAGGGTGCATTGCCTGTCCATAGAGGAGACGCCTGACACTGGACTCGTTCCATGAAAGATTAACCAGCTCTGTTAGTTCACATCCCTGAACATCAGACACAATGATCAGGCGGTTCTGGAGGTCGTCAAGCAGAGTATGGGGTGTCACGCCCTTCACAAGGTGACGACGGACGGTTGTCTTCAGACACTCGGCCGCATGGTTGAGCGTGATGTTGTTATTGGTATGCGAGACGATGGATAGAATGAAAGGGTCTGAGGTGCTGGTCCAGGCCTGAATCAGATCTACGCAGACTGAGTCAAATGTCCAGTAGTCGTATGCATAATCATAACCCATATTCTGAGATGTCTTTGCTACACATGGCTTTCCGTTCTCATCTGCATAGAGGTGGACTTCTAGAAGGCGACGTCCGCTTGAGAGGACATCCTTCACGTCTTCAAAGACACCGCCCGTGACATAGTAATCACAAAGACGCTTGCGATCAGTAAGTTGAACTTCCTTGTGAGTGTGCTCGTGCCAGACAATGTATCCGAGTGTCCCTGCAAGTGCTAGGGCGATTGCTGTCTCCATTACTACTTGCTAGGTATTTTTGGGACTCTGAATAACAACTGACGAAATCCATTGATCACATCGTCAGGAATGCGCTGTTCCATAGGGATCTCCATCAGGCAGCATCGGTGGAAATACAGACAATACATTCCACACTCCGAATCCTTGAACTGATGCCGTGTCGCATTGAAGGTCATCTTCATGGGCCGAGGGTGCTTCTTCGTAGCATCCCACTGTTCCTTCCATCGTCGCATGAGGGTCTTGATCTCAGGCTCGGGAGCATGTGCGTAGGAGTCAAAGTAGGTAATGCGAGGAAACTCAAGCTCCTCCCGAACATCGCAGAACAGGGCAATCCAATGCTCACCAGGTCCATCATGCGGATCCGTATTGAACACAATTCCGATCTGCTCATGACCCTTCTTGGCTAACTCGGGTAGCTTCATCTTGCAAAGAGAACTCACAATACATTCCTGCGTCTCTGACTTCAGATCAAAGTCAATCGGAATACAACCCACGAAGAAGTACTTTGGGAAAAGCTCTGTGTAGTTCTTTTC